GGTCAGGTTCCCCAGGCACCTCAGAGGAAAGCACCCGTACAGCCCGTCCGTCCCACCGTAACCCCGGTTAAGTCCAAGCCCGCAGAAGTACAGGCTCGAACCGCCGTGGATCGTTTTCGCAAAACGACGACCGCAGAAGACCTCGCCCGAGTATTAATCTCTAAGAACTTCATTTAATCCCTAACCCCCCCTACCCAGGAATACAATCATGGCCCTCCTCACCGAACGCAGCCTCGTCAACGCCGGTAAGCGCGAAGACCTCGCTAACCTCATCGCCCTCGTCGATGCTAAGGACACCCCCTTCACCTCCATGGCGAAGAAGGGTGCCGAACCCGGCAACACCCTGTTCCGCTGGCAGGCCGACCGTCTCCCGTCCACCTCGGCTCCTACGCCGATCGTCGATGGTTCTGACGTCGCTGCTTACGACAACTACACCGTCGATGGTGCTACCCAGTACCGCGTCGAACTCTCGAACCGAGTGCAGATCTTCCGCAAGGCTGTCCGCGTCTCGAAGCTCACGCAGTCCTCGGCTACCAACGTCGCCGGCGTCCGCGACGAACTCTCCAACAACGTCTCGAAGGCCATCACGCTCATCAAGCGCGAGATGGAAGTCGCGATGTGCGCCAATCAGGGCGCCCAGGTCGATAACGGCACCGTCGGCTATCGCACCCGTGGTCTGGACAAGTGGATCGTCACCGCCGCTAACATCGACACCGTTGACCTCCCGGCTGCTGCCACCTCGTTCTGCCCTGCCGCCGCGCAGATCAGCACCGTTGGCACCGCCTCCCTCACGGAGTCCGTCGTTCAGGACGTCCTGACCGGCATCTACTCCCAGACCGGCCAGTTCAAGAACTACGACGCCATCGTCGGCCCGACCCTGAAGCGCGCCTTCACGAACCTGGTCTTCACGACCTCCGCCTCTGGCACCAACCAGTACAACACCATCCGCACGCTGACCCGCGACTCCTCCGAGCCGTCCTACATCAGCTCCGTGGACGTGTTCGAGGGTGACTTCGGCCAGATCCGCCTGCACCCGTCGCTGTTCCTGAAGAACAACTTCTCGGGCTACATCATCCCGTTCGACATGCTCGAAGTGCGCTACGGCGGCAACGTCGCTGAAGTCACTGAGCTCCCGAACGCTGGTGGTGGCGAAGCGCGTCTCGTCGAAGCCGTCGCCGGCCTCTGCGTGTACAACCCGCTGGCCTTCGGCAAGTTCGACTTCAGCGCCTAATCCACAGGTGGCTGATATCATCCAGTCCTTCGCTGAGGTCATCCCCTCCCATCTGAGAAATCAGGTGGAGAGGGAACTCCTCAATGGATGGCGGATGCAGGAAACAGCCGCCTATTCTCAGGCTAAGCAGCAGGCAGCGTTCCGTCATGCGAACGCCGCCAAGAGCCTGGAGGGGGTCGGGGAACTAAAAGCCCAGATCCCCCTTTCTGCTTTTCATTACTGGGGTCAACGCCTCGGTTATGAGTGCTGGGATGACAAGACGTTCGTGAACGACTTCATCAAGCATAACCCGGAGATCGCCGTTAAAAACCGCGTCAAGCGGACGGTGGTCAACGGGGCAATTTTCACCTCCGACGGATACCTCTCTTGAGAGCCGTAAACTTCAGCACCATCCTCTTTGAAGGCATCCAGCTCGCTGGACAGGACAGGCATAACATCTCCGACGAGACGTTCGCCCAGTTCCGTGACTTCGCTAACCAGCGCCTTCGCATGGCCTGGGAGTCCCAGGATTGGCCTGACTTGGTTCGTGTGGCTCAGTTCACCGTGAACGCTACCACTGGTACCGTTACCGCCGCGATCCCTGCCGATGCCGGCGAGGTTCTGAACTGCTACGACCAAGACCCCCTTTTAACCCCGAAAGCCCAGCCCCTCTCCTACCGCATCTACAACGATGGCAGCGTGGTTAAGCTGGTCTTCGGCTCAGACCCTTCTACGGTCTGGGGGGAGTACCGCATCAAGAAGCCTGAACTGTTCGGTGACGTCTGGACTTCCAGCCTCGCCTACTCAGTGGGAGCACAGGCTTACTTCGACAGCGGAAGCGGCACTGGCACGACCATGCCCATTCCCGGTAAGCCTCATTACGGCGACTTCTACGAGTGCCTTGAGTCCACGACTGCCGGACAGTCCCCGACGACGCACCCTACTAAGTGGGCTAAAAGGGAAGTTCCTTATATTTTCGGGACGTTCGTCTCGCGCGGAATGTACGCCGACTGGCTGCGTTCGGAGCTTCAGACTGAGGCGGCTCAGGTCGCTGAACAGGAAGCACAAGCCATGCTTGACTTGGAAATCGACAAGATTTTCCGCCAGCAGAAGCAAAGCGTCCGCATCAACATGATCCGCACTTACTAATCAACATGTCCTCTAACATCTCCATCTCCGCCCCTTTCGTCCCGCGCTTCACGCACGCCGACGTCACCCTCAGCACGACCGCCTCCGAAGTCCTCGCGGCTTCCGTCACCCCTGAGAAGCGCGTCTCGCTCATCATCCAGAACAAGGACGCCAGCATCGCCGCCGAAATCATCCTGAACGGCTCTGGCTCTACCGGCCTCATTCTGGCTGCTGGCGCTACCCTCTCGCTGGACTCCTATAAGGGTGCTGTGCGAGCCAAGTCCGCTTCCGGCACACCGACCCTGCATATCGCCTACGCCGTCATCTAATGTCGGTTAGGTTTCAATTCGCTGGGGACAAGGACATCTCTGTCGGCAGGGCTGGCGGGACTGCGTTGTTCAAGTTGCCGGGTGCGATTTCGTTCCCTGCTGCTGGGACGATCCTAAGCACAGAGACGGGCGTAGAGTACCCGATTGCTCAAGGTGGAAGTTCCGTTAATGTTGAAGGGACTGAATACCCCAGTCAGAGATGCGATGTGTATGTAAAGGCTGATGGTTCTGGCTGCAGTTATTACGATTGGGCTAATGCGTTCAATGTAGTATATAAGCCTTATGGCGGTCTGATTACCAACTCTTCTGGGGATTTTACTGTTACCATCAATAGCACATCCTACGATGTAGGTGATTACACTAACTATTGGTATCACGATGGTTCTGGTTCTTATTATACTGATTTTAACTCAACCTATTTGAATAACGGGGAAACCATCACATCTGTGACGGGGGTTACTTCTTACATCAATATCGCTGGAACTGACTATGTGAATGGAAGTTACGATGAAGTCTATCGTTCTGATGGGGCTGGTGGCTATTACTCGACAATCGAGAACGCTTCTTACACTTCAAATGGGACTGGTATCGTCACAATAAGCAATCAGACAGAAGTTCCGTCACTCAGCAGCAACTACTTCTACAACGGAACTGATACTGAATACACTCACGATGGTTCTGGTGGAAGTGCTTCCAATATTGTTGGGGCTTATTACTCCTACGGAGACTTCATTACGAACTATTCTGGAACTGACTACTACTGGGACGGCTCTGGAAGTTACTACTCCTGATTTTTATGGCTACTGAACCTATCGTCATCGCCTCTGGCTGGAACGCCTTCGTCAAGGACGGCAAGACCTGTCTTGGCCTCAAGGAGTTCCCGACTGGTGGCAAGTACTGGGGTAAACTGACCCTCATCTCCAAGCCCACCGAAGCCGAACTCAAGGCCGAACTCACCCGGCTCAAGATCTCTCTCCCTGCCTAATATGCTTACGATCCTCCTCCTTGCCCTCTCGTTCCTTGGCGGCGTCTATGTCGGCGCGCGCTATTCCGAGAAGCTCCTCGCCATCTGGCACTCCATCACGGGTAAGTAATGGCGAAGGAGTACGCAGTCGATGGAGACGAGGGGTTCATCGGCTTGAACTCCAGGGACAACCCGGTCAATCTTGGTAAGAACTTCGTCTCCAAGGCTCAGAACATCCGCATGGATCGTGGCATCGCCACCGTCCGTAAGGGTGCTGAACGCCTCACGACTGGCGCCCTCGTAGGAGAGACTATCTACGGTGCGTGCGCGTACACGACCGCGACCGGCACTGAGCTCATCGTCGTCTGCGTGTCTGACGGCCTGTACACGTTCAACCCTGACACCGAGACTACCTCGTTCAAGGTGAACTTCCCTGGCCTCGTCTCGGGTGCCACCTACGCCAGCACTGGATCGACAGTCACTGTCACTAAGGCTGCGCATGGCCTGACGAACGGAACGCAGCTCTACGTCAATACCTCTGTCGCTGGATACGGAGGCGTCGTCACGATCACCGCCGTCACGACGAATACGTTCACCTATTCCATCCCTGCCTCCCGCCCTGTCAGCACCGGGACTGCCACCTATAACGCCACGAACTTCATCGCCCCTGCGGACGAGGTTCAGCTCTATCAGGCGACTGGCATCGGCTATGTGTACATCCTGCGCGGTTTCAATAAGTCTGTGCTTCGGTGGGATGGGGCGACGACCGTCGCGGTGCCTGGTGTCGGCGTACATCATAACTACCCGAACAGCCGTCACGCTATCTACTACGGCAATCGGCATATCGTCCAGATTGACCGCAACACCATTCAGGTCAGCCATTACCTTCAGGACAATCACTGGTCTTCGTTAGACCTATTCACGATCAACGACGGCAGTAATGACAGCATCGTTGCCATCACCCCATGGACGCTGAACGAGTTCGTCATCTTCATGCGGAACAGCATCTTCTACGCCTCTGCCGGCGTGGGTGCTAATGCTCTCGGTGATGCCGCGCAGGAAGCAGACTCATACATCAAGTCGCTCGCCACCGATATCGGCTGCATCGCGAAGGGGTCTATCGTCCAGGCTGGCGGTGGTATCATCTTCCTCTCGGATAACGGCGTGTATATGCTGAACCCCGCCGGTGCTGGGAACGGCGCGGCGAACACCCCGGAGGGCATGCGCCTGCTTACCCTAGCCGAGCCGCTGTCCGCCCCGATCAACGACGTCATCTCCCGTATCAACTACAACGCCGTGAGCTCCGCTGTGGCGACGTACTGGGAGAACCGCTACTACCTATCCGTCCCGCTGGACTCCAGCACCCGGAATAACGTCACGCTGGTTTACAACTTCATCAACAAGGCTTGGGAGTCCGTGGACACCTACCCTTCTAATAGCAACGTCGAAACCCCGTCGGCGGCCACTTTCAGCACCGCGTCGTACTCCAGCGGCGATTTCATCAACGTCCAGATCAACAAGGATGGTCACGGCCTAGCCATCGGTGACACGGCTAACATTACGTTCGTAGATGACTTCGGAGGCCCGACCGCAGTGGATACCAAGTACCCGAACGGCTCTTACGTCGTCCAGGCTTCCCCATACGACTCCGCTTATTTCTATATCAAGGTTCCGTATTCCGCTGCGCTCGCCATCCCTGGCGGCTTCTACTGGGGCGGCAACTGTCTCGTCGCCAAGGCGAACTCTTTCTCCTTCAAGGAGTTCATCGTAGCCAAGCGTGGCAACCGCCGGCGCATGTTCATGGTGAACGAGACTGAGGGCGTGTTCCTGCTCGAAGAGCTCGATTACGATGAGTTCGGTAACGCGAACGGAACCCCTGTGCTCCCGTTCTACATCCCCGCCGTCCTGAACCCTCTCTCCTTTGAGCCGATCCAGATTGACGGAGAACTCACGACGCGCGCGTATTCCTTCCAGACGAACCGCGAGAAGCGCTTCTCCAGCCTTCAGGTGGATGCCGCGTTCCCGCCCGCCGGCGTCCTGAAGACGTCGTTCATCACGGTGAACCCGGACTACACGACCGAGGTGAGCACCTACGGCTCCCCTACTGATGAGGACGTCATCCTGCGTCTCCCCGCCCGCAAGTCCGGCTATTACGCCCAAGTGCATTTCCAATCCCTGAACCTCCGTCCTTCCGTCAGGTCTGTCACGGTGCAAGCCGTCGTCCCTGGCATCATGACCCAAACTCGCAAATAAATGGCCCAAATCCAATCCCCAGAAACGTATGCCGACGGCCAACAGGTCACGGCAGCTCGTCTGAATAACCAGACCAACGGGGCAGTCCTGCTCCCTGGCGCTGTCACCGATCAGACTGCCATCTCAGGTGGCGTGGCTGCTGCTGACGCCGTTATCGTGCATGACGCTTCCGCGTCTGCTATCCGCAAGGCTACCGTCACCGAACTTCTCGGCGGCGGAGTCCCGGTGGTCGCCTCGTCCGTCACGGGCGTTGCTGGCTCCGACCTCATTCTGGCTGGCGCTGCTGGTCAGAACGTCGAAGTCTCCGGCAACCTCGATGTGACTGGTAACGAAGTCATCACGGGTGGCCTGACTGTCACGGGCAATACCACCCTTGACGCTGGCCTTAATGTCAACGGCTTGGCTGCTTTCAATGTAACCTCTGCCGTTAAAATCCCTGTTGGAACGACTGGTCAGCGCCCCGGAACCCCGGTTGCTGGTCAAATCCGTTACAACTCCACACTAGATCAGGCCGAAGTCTATTCGGGTACTGA